CCATAAATTCTCATCCGTCTAGTGCCTGTCAATAATCAGGCCGACTTGAGCAGACAGGTTCCGCAGGCCCTCGATATGTTCAATTTCCCCACCTCAGCAGGCTTGTTCGCAGCGTCTATCAACTCCTGCACGTCAGGGCTCGCACCGTAGCGACGAACCACACCGACGAACCACACCGACGAACTCCTCGACGTCATGGCCGCGCATCTCAAGCTTGGGCAATCCTTCCTGCGTGAACTTGGGAGCGCCGTATTGATCCTTCGCCTGGGCAATGTGGTACAGCTCATGCTCAACCAGTGCGCAGAAGTCAGCGTCGGAGCACTGGGCGCAGTAATCGGCAGCCAGGGTAATGATGTAGGTCGGAACATCGCCGAACCAATCCATCATCTGCTGTTCCATCCGGGCCTTCTGCCAGCCACCTGCACGGAACGCCACTTGCTCGGCCTGGCCAAGGACTGTGCGGCCTTGTTTCTGGAAGCTCGATGAAGCCCACATGACCCGGATGTCTGCATCCAGAAGGTGGGCATGGTCTTCGTTATGAATGCTGCCGGTCTCGGACAGGATCTCGGCGCTGAGCCATTCCCACACCTCAGGCGCTGGAGTCAGCCGGAGGCAGAAGTCAGAAATCTTAGACAGCTCGCATAGGGACTTCGGAGGCAGGGGCCTGATCACTGAATGAAGACTCCTGCTAGACATAATTTCAGTCGGAAGAAAGTGCACCCAACTTGGGTGGCGCCGGGTATCCATATGTGAATAATGGGTTGGGCATGCAATTCAATTGAGGACTTAGTAATGCCCATCCCCACTGAATCAATTCTGTTCACCTTGGCCGTGTTTGTTGGCCCGTTCGTAATTCATCGCTTCGCTGCCTGGTACTCAAAGAAGCCGCGGTACTTCACTTCAGCCATTGCTATCCAAGCAGCGTTCTTCTTCAGCTGGCTCGCAACCCATCCGCTGTAGGACTCAGTCCGCTTATCGTGCCGCACTCACCTGCGGCACACCTACCCCACCATCTTTGCCGTCTCGCTATGAGCGTGGCCGTGCAATACAGCCACGACCAGGCCCTGAGGCAGGCCATCACCTTTTGCAACATCGATCGCTTTGGCGATGACGCTATCCAGATCGGCGATGGCCTTGTTGATTGCTGGGCTCAGTGGCAATGCATGATGTAGTCGAGTGACGCTGCTCATTTGGTCAGCTTCGGCTGGAGGATCACGCGGGCCACCATCACCAGCAAGCCAAGCACGCCATAGGCCACTGGTGGCAACACGGCCTGTAGTTGCGGCATCACCTGCTCAGCGATACCCAAGGCAGCAATGGCGCCACCCACCTGAACGCTGGTCATGCTCAGCGCTTGCTTCCAGTTGTCGATCAGTTGCATGGGTCACTCCTGCCGCTTGGGCAATTTGAAGTCAGTGAATCGGTCAGCCAGGGCGGCGACCTTCTTCACGCCAAGGGTGCCGATTCCGGCGCCGACGGCAGCCGCGAGGCTCGATGGGAGGTTGAAGTATTCGAGCAGCGGGAATGCCCCGGCAGTGATCGCACCGCACAGGCAGGACTCAAGCACGGCTTGTCGCCGCCCCCCTCCGCCGTAGATGACGCGCAGGAAGGCGATCCAGCACGACAGCGCCGCGGCATAGAGCATCGGTGAGTTCTGGCTAAGCCAGGCCATGATGATGAGCCAGGTTTCTGGATTCTTCTCTGGCATATGTGACATCCGGCGTCCTCCCTTGCGGGGAGCGAGAATAGGTCCGGCACTCCCCGCCTCTCTCATCCGCTCGGAGCAAAGACGATGGCGTGGGCGCCAGATACGAAAAAGCCCCTGCGGATGCAGAGGCCTGAATGAGGCCCTCTTACGGCGCGACGAACTACCGCGCTGAGGGCATGGGAGGAAACTGGAGACGCAAAAAACCCCGCTCGAAAGCAGGGTTAGCGGAGCAAGTTGCCGTAGGCAAAATACTCAATATGGCGAAATGATGCCCTCATCCGTGCGGGAAGTCAACCCGTTAATTTTCAGGTTACTGACAGTCAAAAATCAGGTCGACCGTGCCTCCCTCAAAATGGTTGTAATCCTCTTTTGAGCTGATGACTTTCACCGTCTTGCCAAGCTGCCCGCAATACTTTGACGCCTCCTCAAGCGCCATGCGCTTGGCCCCGGCTCTTCCTCCGAGCTCCCAGGTTGCCCTCGTTGAGACCTGATATTGGTGGTCTCCGACCTGGAACACGCCGGAGTTGTTGGCGCAACCAGCTAGAGTCGCCAAAGCGGCCACCATGAAAAATCTAAACAACATGCTCACCTCCAAGCTGGTCAAATCCCAACAGGGTCAAGCTGCCATTTTCATCTCGTTAATTACCTGTGCCACCACTCCAAGTGCGCGCTTGTCTATATCGTCACAAGCATTGAAGCAGAGTTCGACGAATCCAGCCCAGTCTCGACCCCAGGCAGCGGATGGAAGCTTGATCCCGTACTCGGCATTCATCCAGGTCCTGAACAGCTCGGGCTTGATCAGTGGGTCATCGTTGGCCGACTGGCCGCCCTGGTGCATGTAGCGGTAGCGACGGAACACTCCCTTGGCCACATACTCGGCTCGCTCCCTCTTGTCGGCGGTCATGCGCGGCGCCCGGGTGCACGCCAGATTGAACACCGCCTCTTCCGCCTCTTCCCGGTCATCATCAGTTGGCTCGGCCGCATACATGGCATTGCCGAAGGCGCGGAGCTGGTGGTGAAGGCGCGCGATCGCCGATTGAATCTGGCCAGCCAATGCGCCGTGCACTGCGTGATTCGCAGTTGGCCCGCGCTCGGTGGTCTGGACCACAACGCCCAGCACGGCGACGTCCGAGGTCTGGCCCGGGGCCGGGTTGTACGTGCAGTCATGCCATGCCTGGCGTGCAGAATTGATCTTCATGCTGCTCTCCCTTTCAGCTCTCTGGTCTTTGCCCTGTATTCGGCAGTCATCGCCTTCAGCTCTTCGATGGTGTACTTCTTGGCCTCATGCGGGCCTTCCAGCCACTCGACCGATTCGGCACCGATCCGCTTCACCAGCTCAATCCGGTAATTGACGATGTTCCCGGAGAGTCGGGTATTGCACGGCGAGCACTGTCGGTGGCAGTTGAGTGGTTCGAAACGCAACGCGGGGTTGCTCCCGACTGTCCGGTAGTGGCCTGCGTCGTACTTACCCTGGTGGTGCCGGCCGCAGCTGACACACGGCAACTCGGCATCACGGGCGCGCACCCAGGCGTTAAAGGCGATCTGCGTGTCTTTGAGGTGGTCCGCCCGGCTCTTGAGCTTCTCCTTGCGAACCTTGATTTCGCGGCGCCCGATCGCGGCGAGCTCTTTGCGTTTCTTCTCCTGCCTACGTCGGGCGATCACGACCGCGCAGTCCGGAGAGCACCAACTCTGAAAGCTTTCCTTGGGGACGAATGAGGCCCTGCACGACGTGACGCTACACTTCTTCGGTCGAGGCTGTTTTGCTGGAAGACTCATGCAGCCACCTCGCCCAGCAGATCCGTGAACACCACGCCGCGGCCGGTGAAGTCCGCAACGATGCGGTCGGTGTAGGCGATGCCCTGGGCGCGACTGAACAACCGGGTCACCGGGAATCCGTCAGGGCCGAACAGCGAGCACCCTCCCATCATCTCAAGCTTCTGCCCGTAGCTCAGGTGACGCATTGTCTGGTACCAGGCCGCACGGAAGTCGTCTTCTTCGTTCAGCAGGATCTGGACCCCGAAATGCAGCTTGCAGTACCGGCGGGCATCCTCCACGTCACCGATCTGCGTCATCGCGGCGATGCGCTGGTACAGCGAGAACCACAGGGCGTTTTGATCCAGGGTGCGATCCTTGCCCGGGCGCAGCGACACAACGACGAACTTCTTCTCGCGGAACATGGTGGTCAGACTGGTGATGGCCTCGGAAAGCTTGGCCTGACAGTTGACGCTGATCTTGTCAGTCATGGCTGCACCGCCTTCGGCTCAAGGCGCGCAAGGCGCTCACGCAGGCTATTGATCTCGTCTTGGTACTGGTCAGCCAAGGTTGTCAGGTCATTGAAGTTGACCCAGTTGCCGTGCTTCTCCGGAACCCGAATAACGCTGCCTTTTTCATCCTCCCCACCGCGCCAGAAGTTGAAACGCGGCAATTCGTGAACCTTATCCCACAGGTCGTAGCCTTCACGCGTTTGGATATTTCTCATTTGGAAGACTCCTTGCTCACGCCCATCTCGCCCAATACCAGCGCAGCAATACCAAAGGCTTCGACGCCCATCGGGGTTACGCGCAGGATCTCGTTCAATGCGTCAACAAGCGCCTCGTTCTCAGTCTTGAGCTGGTCGCGCTCAGCAGTCAGCGCCTTCCGCCTATCCCCCAGATGCTCTACCAGATCATTGGATTCATTGAGGTCGGACTTCAGTCGCTCGTTCTCGGCGATCAGGGCTAATACGTTTACTGGATGAGCCATCAGCGCATATGCCGTACTGGTTTTTCCCAGTCGCCCATCGCGAATGGTGTGCTCCCACGGGTAATCCATCCCTACAACTGCCTCGGCCCGCTTCTTCAATTCGCTGTAATCGCTCATGCCGTCACCGCCATTGTGATCAGTACGCAGAACACGCCAATGGAGAAACCAGCCATGGTGCAGGCCAGCGTGATTTTGGATTGAGTAACCATCAGGAAGCCTCCTTGCCGAGCTGCGGCTCGCGCTTGATGTTCAGTCGTGCCAGCAGCTGCGCACGCGCGGCGCCGCCGGATGATGGAATGCCCTGAACGCCCAGCAGCCGAACCTGGCGCTGATTGGCGAATTCCTCGGCCAGTTCCAGCTCGGTCTTCTGGCCGTCGTGGCCGATGCCCATGGCGATGTCCTCGAGCGGCAGACCCGCTACCAGGCGGCGAATGGTGATCTCGTAGG